TGCCGATCTTGGCCATCTTGTCGTTGGCTTTGACAATGATCGACGCCCGGCCGCGCCCGGTGTCCTGCAGGATGCGGATGCGTCTGCCAGCCCCCTTCTTGCCGCCCGAGCGCCGCTGCTTGATCGTGGACTCCTGCAACTTCGCCCAGCCGCTCCCGCCCATCGCCATCCGCCCCTCCTGCTGGAAGTTCCGCAGGCTCCATCGGTCAAGAACCGCAGCAGTGCGTTTAAATAACACTCGCGGGCGCTTGATGCTGTCGGAAAGACGCTTGAGTTTGGCGTTATATGCCTCCAGCCCCACGATTCGAGCTGCTTCAGCCACGGTCTTCGCTCCATTCAGCGTCGATGCGGTCAGGGTCAACTCTCTGGTCCTCAGCGTCTCGCATGTCGAAGGTCGGCTTGTAGGAGCTGCCTGACGCCAGTTCGGCCACGCCATCGGAATCCGCCCAGAGCTGCGTTCCTGATCCGGTGATGATCGCCATGCTGCCGGCCACCAGGTCGCCGGTTGTCTTCGTCACATAGTCGGCAGCCACCTTCGCCCGCTCATCGTCCCCGGCGTAGGCCATCATCATTCTGATAGCTTCCTCGAGCGCCAGGGTCTTGCAGATCGGGTGCGCGTCCATGCTTGCCACGTCGAAGGCACGGGCCAGCAAGCCCTTGATGGTCGCCTCGGCGGGCGCGAGGTAGACGGCGTTGATCTTGTCCGGCTCCTCTTCCTCGGTGGGCCTGAAGTAGTCCAGCAGGTCTTCGTAGTTCGCCCAGGGCATCAGTCCACCTCCAGGGAAATCACGCGGAATTTGACGCCATCGATGCTCTTGGCTTCCACGCTGTGCGCGTCCAGCCCATACAGGGCCTCCCACTTCGCCTGGTAGAGGCCAGCGGAAGTCGGGGCAGGCAGAATGCAGTAGTAATACCCGTCGCCGCTGGCGGTCGCTGAGGCGCTGTCAACCAGCGTCTCGCTGCCATCGTAGACGGCCACGTGCAGACTGTTGACGGTGAAGCCGCTGGCCACGAACTTGTGCAAGATCGCCGTGCCGGGGTTGAATTCCTGCATCAGTTCTCCCCCTCCAGTACCACATTGAGCAGCATGGTTGACTTCCAGGTTGCCGCCCCGCCGCTGGCCAGCGTGCCGTGCATCATGTGCCAGGTCACGCGGTAGTAGTCGCCGCTGCTTGTGCCCGGCATCAGCATGTTGGCGTAGTAGAGGCCGTCGCCGCTGCTGGCCGGCGTCGCACTACCCACCATCGCGTCAGCCGTGGTCGTGATCGTCACGAAACACGAGTTGACCTCGATGCTCGCCACATCACATTTCAGTTTCAATTCCCTGGCCGATTCGGCGATCACGAGCCTAGTTAGTGACATCTGCCTCCCCCTTCACAAGATCCACACAGTCGAGCACAGGATTGAGCAGACTCACCGCGTCCACGTCGGGCTCCAGAACAGCAGCCGCACCCGTGATGATTCCCAGGTCATCGGCGTCCACAGACGCAGCTAGCAGGCTTCGAGCATCCACGATCACGCTGGTCAGCGCGGGGTCGCTGCCAGCCAAGCCGCTGTTCATGATCGCCCGGACCTCAAACTGCCCCAGCGCGCGGGCGAAGATCGCTAGCTCGTCCACCAGGCCATTCCAGCGGCGCGCGAAATTATCATCCGACACGTTGCCGACGGCGAAATCCTGCGCCTCGGTGTTCGTCCCGCTGTAGGTGCCGCTGTCCTCCAGCTCCCCGTTGACGTAGAGTTTGATCGTCGCGCCCTCGGCCACGATGGCGATGTAGTTGTCATTCGTGACCGTGATCGACGCCGATAAACTCACATCATAGGTCGAGCCGTCGGCGCTCAACTTGAAGTACAGAGCGCCGTGCTCGTCTACGTAGAGCCGGTAGGTCTTGCCGCCTGGACTATGAGGCTCCTTGCCGACGATGGTTGGCTCTGTGACCGCCGTAACCGCCCCGCTGTGCTTGGCGTAGACCACGAGCGCCCAGTTGAGATAGCTCAGGTCGTGGACACTCGCCTCTGCAGCCGCCAAACTCAGGATATCGGCAGCCGCCTTGTCGAAGTCCGCGGCGTCCCCGAATGCTCCGGCAGATCTCCCCACAGTGCCGGTATCGCTCAAAACCCCGAGGCCGGGCGTTGCCCAGTTGGCCGCACTGTCCCCGGCGCCCTCGCCGTCGAACAGGTAGGCGGCCACGCACTGAGCTTGATCGTACCAGGCACCCATCAGACGTAATCTCCCATCAGCGGCCCAACCTTCTCCTTGTTCACCATCGCGACCACCAAGCCCAACTCGTCCTCGTCACGGAAGCGTCCCTGGAGCCTTGTCGGCTCACCCTGCGGCGGACCTACCAGGCTCGCGCCCACGATTGCCCCGTCGTAGTAGAACCCCTCTGCCGCCAGATCCAGGATCGCCGCATAGTAGGGCAGGCTCCGGAGCACCATGCGGGCGGCCCCCGCCTCCAGCAGCTCGGCAAAGGCCTGCTTGCCTTCCTCGATCAGGCGCGGGACGTTGAGCACTTCGCCCTCGATCGTGATCTCTGGCGGCGTAACGCCCTTCGCCATATCGGTTGCCAGCAGCCCGCAGTCGCGCAGCCAGAGCGCCATGCCCAGCAACCGGTCAGGATTCTTCAGTCGGTCCCGAACCATCAATGGTAGATTGCGCTTGAAGCGATCCCTGCGTACTTCCTCGGTCGTGTAGGACGGGTGAGCGATCTTCACGTCAGCGATCATCGTCACCAAACCCGGCCCCTCGTTGAGCTTGGCCTCCGGATGCTCGTGGACCACGCCATAGAATTTGATCTCCGGCAGGCGGCGGAACACGCGGCAGGGGTGGTCGGTCTCCAGGCAGCCCAGCGGCTCGATGCTCATGTGATGCTGCGCGATGGCCAGACCGTTGATACAGCTCGGGCGCAAGTACTTGAGCAGCGCGGCCGGATGCAGCAGCTCCTCGTCGGCGTCCAGCCACATGATCCAGTCGCTTGTGGCGGCCGCGATGGACAAGTTGCGCGCCGCGTCAAAGCCGATCTCCTGCGCGCTCTTTGTCTCGAAGACCGTGGCGCCCAGCGCCTCGCAGATCTCCCGCGTGTTGTCGGTCGTGGTCTCATCGAGGGCCACGATGATCTCGTCGGCGATGCCACCAGCGCTCTTGATGGCCTTGCCGACAGTATCCGCACCATCCTTGACGATCATGCATAGAGCCAGGGTCTCGCGCGGGGCCTGTTGCTTCAGCTTGCGGCCGTAGTCGATTGCCTGAATTGGGGCGTCGCATACAAAGCTGGTGGTAACACTCCCAACGGGCTCACCTGCGCGAGCAAACCCGCTCGGCGCTATTTGCGTATTGTAGTCGGGTAGGTGGCCGAACATGTCCCGCAAATCCCCGATCTCGAAGTGATGCAGATGGCATCGCCAATCGTCCAGCACAGCCTTGCCGACCAGGCCCCACGGGCCGTAAGGCGTTGTGACAACAAAGTACGGGTTCCCGCCAACATGGTCTCGGAGCCGGTTGCAGGTGTCCACGGGATCAATCACATGCTCGATGACCTCCGCTGCTACAATCGCATCGGCGCCCCGCGCTTCATCGGGCAGATTGTATTGATCCCCTTGATGAGCTTCGACGTTTGGGAACATCTGCACGACTTCTTGCAATCTCTCCAAGTTCATCTGGTTCAGTTCCACGCAGATGAAATGGAGGTCGGGTCGAGCCTTTGCCATTACCATCGTCAGGCTACCTTCGGCGGGGCCGAAATCCACCACACGCCCGCCTGATTCGACGGCTTTGAGCGCTTCAACAACCGTTTGCGCGCGGGATGAGCCTGACATGTCCACAAGTTTAGAGGGATCGTCCCCCTCGAAATGATTCTTGTACATGGCCGCGTAGAACTCAGTGTATTTTTCCTGAGACTCTGACCAGTGGTAGCGTGCTTCGAGTTGCGCCTGCACGTCGGGCGACGGCTCGAAATGCTTAAGCGCCGTGATGTCCTCGTTGCGCCACATATGTTGAGACACCGCCGCCGTGTTCTCCGACTTCGCGGCCAGCAGGCCCTCGAACAGATCAGACCACTGAGTGGCAGCGTGCTTCCAGTGGTAGCGCTCGGCGTCGCAGAGGGCTTCCAGCTTCTCGTACTGGCGGGGCTTGGCGTAGAGTTTCCTCACGCGCCCCACGAATGTGTCAGCGTCAGCCCGGCCGCCCTTGAGCGGGATCAACTCCGCGCCCGCCCCGTGCAGCGTCTCAGGCAGCGCGCCGTGGGCGCTGGTGATGATCGGCAGACCAGCGGCTTGCGTCTCCATGGCCGTGATGCAGCTAGTCTCCTCAAACTCCGTCGGGTAGCAATGGAGCCAGGTCTGCGCCATCACTTCGTAGAGTTCGCCCTTGGTCAGATGCCCGAGCAGCGTGACGTTGGGCAGTTCCTCGCAGCGCTGGTAGAGGTAGGCGTAGAACTGCTGAGATTGCGGGGTCGTGTTGTTGTAGCTGCAGACGTTCAGGTGGAAGTCATCACCCAGGCGTTCCATGATACCACCGGGCTTGACCAGGTGCTCGAGGCCGCGCTCCGGGCGGCTGCTGTAGAGCAGGCTGCCGGGCTTCATGCCGCTGGGCTCGCTGAAGTCCTCCGGGTAGATCCCGTTGGTCGTGGCCGTCACGAAGTCAGCGGGGATGCCGTAGACCTCGCACATCTGTCTCTTGTGCCATTCGCTGACGGTAAGGATCTGGTCTACGTTCCACATCATGCCCGAGACCATGCCCTTGTAGCGCTTCAGCCCGAGGTCGTGAGTCCACCAGACGTTGAGCTTGCTGTTCCAGGTGCGGTTAAACGCCGTCGGGTTGCGCTGGATCACGAGCACGTCATGGGGGGCCAGCTTGGCGTACTGCTCGAAGATGTCGCCCAGGGGCGTATCCTCGTCCTGCCTCCCGATGCTCTCGTAGCGCACGCCGTCTGCCTCGCCGGGCTCGCCGTTGCTGAACACGCGGACCTTGTGCCCGAGTGCAACCAGCTCACGCGCCATCGCCCAGGCGGCAGTCTCGCTGCCCCCCAGGCTCTCGGTTTTCACCGTGTCTCCGTTGAACGGCATCCCGCCGCAGTGGATCAGTATGTTCATATGCTCGGCCTCATCCCTTCCGCACGTTCCCGCGCTACTTCGATTCCTTGCTCTTCTCGCCCTTCTCGGGCGCTTTCTTCTCGTCCTTCTCAAAGATCTTCTTGGCCTTGTCGCTCACCGCGATCTGCGGCTTGCCGGGCTTCGAGGGGTCATCTGATGCTTTTACTCGTGCCATTTCTCGTCCTTTCGGTGAGTGGGGGCGGAAGCCCCGCCCCCACTATTCCGGATTTGCTAGGTACTCGATCCGACGGCAACGAGCAGATGACACAGCGGCTTGCCGGTGATCTTCTCGTCCTGGTAGTAGCCGGATTCGATGTCTTCCGACTGCTCCCGCGTGTCGTACGGGTGAACCACGATGTCGAAATTCCGCAGACGGGGTTTCACCCAGCGGAACTGCTTCATGAAGCTCGGGCGGTTCTTGCCCGGCGCCTTGTAGAGCGCCAGCACGTTTTCCCCCCAGATCTGTGCGAGGGTCTGAGTCTGACCCTCTGCCGCAGTGTTCTGGAACCCCCCGCCGATGATCACCTTGTCCACGCTGAACAGCGCGGCGGTCATCGCAGGCGTGACCAGCGCGGGCGCGCCAGTCGTGCCCTGACCACCCTGGAAAATCTCCGTCTTCACCTTCGGGCTCCGAATGAACTTGCGGAACGCGGTTTCGCCAAAGACGAGTTGGTTCGGACGGATGCCGGTCGCATCATAGATGTTGTCGATCATCCCATTGACATCACCGAACGGGTCGGCAGCGGCCGTTCCCCAGGCAGAACCGCAGGCGGCATAGCTGCCGACATTGGCCCCGGTCGTGACCTTGGTCGCCAGTCGGATTTCCCAATCCAGATACAGCGCATCCAGCAAGGTCTCGGTCTGGTGCTGGCGGTCGTTGGCCCACATGCCGGGGTCGGCGTTCTCGATATCCTCGATGGGATTCGCGAGCGCCAACGCATAGTTGTGGGCGTAGTAGGTTTCGCTGGTGACATGCATCACGAGCTTCTTGGCCCTGGTGCCGGGAGCGCGCGCGGTGCTCTGCTGACGGAACGTGTCCGCCTGGCTCCAGATGTTGAAAGCGTCGCTCTGCTTGCCGACCTTCACCACGTCGGCAAACTGTTCAGCAATGAATCCTTCGGGCCTGTAGTGAACCGCGTGCTCAGTGAGCGGCACATTCACATGCAGATCTCTTCCCATGCTAGGCATTGTCTACCCCCTTTCTAACCGGACTGCCGGGCGGTGGCGGCGAAGTCGAAGATGCCCCAGCCGATGTCACCACTGGCGCAGGCTTTGATGGTCTTGCCGCAGATCACGTCGCCGCTCGTGGACACCTCAAAGGTGCCCGATGCGGTGACGGTCAGAGGCTTGTTGGCGGCGACGGTGCCGCCAGCGAAGTAGCGGCTGACGCCACTACAAATCAGCGACAGAGCGTCGCCCGTGTAGGCCTTGTTCTGGAGAATGCCGATGGCTTCCAGAGCGGTGGCCGCTCGCTTGCCGTCATCGCCAGCGATGGCGAAGAACGGATCAGCGAAGCCGGACAGGTCTTCCCCCGCCAACTGGTCGGGAGGCGTGAAAATCAGATTGTCAGCCATTACTCATCACCTCCCAGGGACTCTTCGAGCTCTTCCTTGGACAGCTCGGGGTTTTCGGCGCGGACAACATCCATTGCCTGCGCGAAAGTGACCTCGTGCTTGGCGCTGAACTCGCGGGCCATGCCCACCAGCTTCTCGCCAGCCGTCTTCTCGTCGCCTTCGCCGTTGCTCTTGCCCTTCTCGCCCTTGTCGAGCTTCTCGATACCGGCCTCGGCGAACGCCTTGACGTTCTCCCAGGGGATCGAAAGCTCACCCTCGGCGGTGAAATTGGCCTGGTTGTCCAGATCCTTGAGCAGCGCGGTGCTGCCAGCAGGCGTCATCTTGCCCGCCTTGACCTGGGCCTCACAGAACGTCTTGGCGGTGGCCATGGTGCTCTCGCACTTCTCCTTACTCGCCTTCTCGGTGAAGCTCTTCAGCTCCTTTTCCGCCTTGTCGGCGCGCGTCTTCTCATCGTCCCTCTCGGCGGCGAACTTCCGATTCTCTTCGGTCTGTTCGCCCATCTGCCTGGTCAGGTTCGCAACCTGCTCCTGCAGAATCTTCAGGGCTTCGTTTTCCATTCTCGTAGCCTCCTCTCGGGGCTGGGTGTGGTTCTTGTTCTCTTCATTCCCACCATGCCCAGCCACATTCCCGCTGAGATAGGCACGCTCGAACGTGTAGACCCGCTCCACTTCGTCGCCATGTTCACCCTGTTTCTCGGTGAAATAGGCGCTGATGGGCGCGAGTCCCTTGACGGCGGGTGGCACCTTCTCCAGGATCGCCACATGGTCGAGCACCACGGGCACCACCTTCTCGCCGATTCTCTTGCGCAGCTTGAAGGCGCTGCTCACGGCAGCGAACTTCCCGCGCTTGATTTTCTCTTGAGCCTCGTCGCTCAGGCCCGTGAACTTCGCCAGCAACTTGTCGCGGACCACCTTCACGGCGGCAACCTTGCCGGTGATCTTCTTGGCGCCGGCCGCGTGGCTGTCGTAGCGGAAGCCCACTTCCGGCTTGAGTTCGTTGAAACTCCGGACAGCCTCGCGCAGGAATTCAGGGTCGTAGGTGCCCTCGTCGCCTGCCTCGCTCGTGTGGCGGCCCTCCATGAAGATCTCTACCCAGAATTCCTTGCTCATCTCGTCTCCTAGCTCTGCGTAATGTCCCAGCGCTCGCCCAGGTAACTGAACAGGTCACGGCGCAGGACCGGATCCGCCTCGCTCACAATCACGATGTCACCGACCTTGCCGTTGAATGTGCCGGTGCCGCCCGCTTGCGAATTGCCGATGTAGAGATTCGCGCCGTTGCCCACATCGATCGTGTTGACCGCGCTGCCCTGCTCACCCAGTTTGGCGTTGTTGCACCACACCTCACCAGGGCTCCCCGGCTCCCAGTACAGGCAGGCCACATGCACGTTGTTGTAGGTGAGCACCGCATTGGTGGGGTCGACGCCTGCCGGAGACGCTGAACCGGCGGCTTCAAACACGCCCCAGCTATTCGACTGGATTCGCCAGAGGCGGCCAGCAGGTGCCGTGTCGAAGTGCGCGACCACCGGACGGCTGTCACTGCTCTCGAACTGATAGACCAAGAACACCATCAGCCCGCGCGTATTGCTGTGTACGTCTGCGGTTCCAGCCAGGTAGTAGTCATCCGTTCCGTCGAAGTCGAGGACGGAAAGACTGTTCTTGAAGTTGGTGATAATCGAGGCTTCATTGCCCGCGCTGGCGTTCTGGCTGCCCGCTCGATCCGTGATTGTCGCAGGGGTAGCGCCGTTCGCCAGCCCCATGTTGGGAATGTCGTACCAGCGTTCCAGGTTGGTCAGCGTCAGCGGATAGGGAAGACTGTTGCCCTTGTAGAAAGTCATGATGCGGTCGGCGCCGCTCTCGGCCACTTTGTAGCCAAGCGATTCCGACCCGCTGTAGCTCATCCTTGCGCTGCGCTCGTCGATCATCCGATCGTGCGTGGTGCTGTGCCCGCCGATCTCCACCAATGCGCTGTCCTGCATCTCCTGAAGCTGCGCCAGGCTGACATCAGAGCCGCCATTGTCTGTGACGTAGTTCAGCGCAACATAGATAGTCGCCGGGAAGTTCAGGGTCTGCAGAACCGGGAAGTAGTTGTTGTAGCACTCGATTTTGATATCGTCGAAGGACATTGAAAAGGCCATCTTGTAGCCGTTCCAGGGGGTGCCGCCCATGTCATCGGCGCTGTTACTGGCGGTCGGTTCGTAGACAAACTCGTCGCTGTAGGTCGCGCCGTTGGGCGCGTGGCGAGCGTTGGCCCATTCGGCGATCTCCGAGTGCTTGGCGATCCAAATATCTTGATCCGCCTGGATGATCTCCAGGAAATCTTCCAGTTCGGCGGCGGTCAGATCGGTCGGAGCGTTGCCGTGTGTGTAGAAGGTCAGCAGTGTGTGATTGGCCTTCCACGCCTCCATCAGCGATGCGTAGCCGTAGTTGGTGGAACTACCAGTAGCCACGGAATCGCTGTAGAGATAATCCTCCATCTGCGTCTTGGTCTTGCCCTTGAGCGAAGCGGTCACAAGAAAACTGTTCAGCGGCAGCGAGAAACGGCAGTAGGCGTCCCAACTCTGGATCGTCTTGAGCGCTGCCAGGTCGGAGCCCAGTAGACCGTTGGACAGGGGGAAGTATCCTACCTCACCATCCCGCGCCCCGGCGTATCCGCGCTCCTTGAGCAGCCGCATCGTCTGCCGGTCGTGGCGGTGGTACGGGTAGGCGAATGCCTTTACTTCGACGCCTGTCAGGTTTGCATCCAGGTAGGCCTTGCAGTCATCGAGTTCGGTGACAACGTCGGAGAAGGGTAATCCGCGATCATGGCGCAGAGGTTCGCCGAGGCCGAAGACCCCGCCCGCCAGCAGCAGATCGGTCAGCCACTCGTCGCTCCAAGTCTTGTTGGTCATCCGCCCGGCCAAGTCATCGCTGATCTGGCCCACGCTGATATTTGCGCACTCGTCACCGAGCGCCTGGATCTGAGCCTGGAGCCCGGCAAAGTTGTTCGTGCCGGTCAGCGTCAGGCTCTTGCCGAGGATCTGAATCCATTCGGTAGAGTCCGGACGCTTCGACCGCAGAAGACTGCGCGTTGCTAGGTTCCCCAGGTTCATCAGGCAACCGTGGGGCCGTAGAAGTAGATGACCGTGATCCCGCTGCCGGTCGCGGCGACGCCGGAGATTGCGGGCAGAAAGACACCCACGATCGGGAAGGTCACGTTGCCGCCCGCTCCGTTCTGGAGCACGACAGTTGTCGCCGTGGACTCGCCGACATAGACGCCGATCATCTCCTTGGCCCCGTCGAACGTGCCCGAGAAGTCGGCGGTGGCGACCAGCTTCATGAGTAGGTCATAGCTCATCAGTTGAACCCTTTCATTGGCAGGATCGCCGAACTCGACGGCCTGCTTTCTTTCCATTCGTCAATCGCAGTCACTGCGATCAGCAGGCTGCGGCAGTTGAAATGATTCGGCGGGCGCTTGCCCTGCCACTCGCGGGAATCCTTCGGGTAGACTCGCCCGTCCATGTGCGCGCAGATATCGGTCGTGCGGTCATCCAGGATCGCCGTGTACTCCATCGCCTCCACGAACTTGTCCAGTTCCTCGCTGTTGAAGAAGCTGAAGCGAGCCTCGTTGATGGCGTCGAAGAAGTTGGTGCGGACGATGGTCTCCAGCATGGCGGCCAGTGCTCGCCCCTTGCCCGGTACGAACAGCTCGGGGATGTAGGGCGCGAGGATGGGCTTGATGTCGGTCATGACCTGCAGGGTCGTCTTGTCGTACTTGAGCCCGTTGTAGAGGGCGTTGCGCAGGTCTCCGAGAACGTCCTCGGTGAGTTGGCCGGTGGCGCTGAAGGCGCGGGCCTGCAGGTAGTCCTCGGCGGCGGTGGAGTCGAATCCGGGGCGTGGTTCACTGGCCGCGAACTCAGCCAAGCGGCTGCGGTCGGGCAGTTCCTTGCGCGCCTGCTTCGTTGCGTCGGCGTAGACCTTGCGCAGGCCGGCCAGGAAGTGCCGACGTAGTTCGGCCTTGAGCCCCTTGCCCACTTCCAGAGCCTCGATGGCGGCGGGGTCGCCATCAGGCGTACCCAGCTTCTTGGCCACGATCTGCCGCTTGAGTTGGCCCCAGACGGCGTTCATCGTCTCGCCCAGGGTCTCGACGCTGGCGCGGGTCAGTGCCTCACTCTTCTGGTCGATCTCCGTGAAGTTCACGCGCTTGGCCGCAGCGCTGCCGGACGCGGCAATGAATACGGGCTCCCCGCCTTTCTCAGGCACAGTTTCGGGCGAGTCGACCTCTTCCGGCCGAGTGGTCGAGGACCGCACGCCCTCACCTCCCCCCGTTTGGTTGGATTCCTGTCGGGCGGGGAGCCCAAACCATTCTCGGATCTTGTTCTCAGTATCCAGATCGTTCGTGGCCGCGCCCTTACTCACCATCTCTGCCCAAGCGCTCGCAATGCGCTCCTTCTCCTCGGCGGTCATCGGTAGCGGTTTGTACTTCGGCACCTCTTCCAGCCCGAAGTTGACGCGTCCAAGGTAGCGGAACAGATGCTCGTGGATGGTGTCGGCCAGGCGGTCGGCGCGCAGGTTCAGCACGAAGAAAAACGCGCCCATCTGAGTGCGGCTCTGCGAGTAGCTGCCCGTCTTCCCCTGCTCGGCAAAGCCCAGCAGCGAAGGATTCATCAGGCGCCGGGCAATGGCCTTGTCACAGCGAATGATCAGGCGCTCGAAACTCTCGGTGTCCGTCGGGTAGTGGAAGGTGAACTCCACCTTGTCGCTGTGCTTGACGCCCGCCCTACTCTGCACGTTCTGAAGCACTGAGTTCAGCGCTGCCTTCTCGGAAGGGTTCAGCGTGCCCTTGGTCTTAGCCTCGATAAATCCGCCACCCATGCGCTCCTGGTAGATCGCCCAGAGCTTGAGACAGATCTCCTTGAGCCACCAGTCGCGGTAGATGTCGCGCAGGTCTGACTCGCCAAAGTTGTTGTCGATGCCGCGCCGGGGGACATAGTGCACGAACTTCTCAAGGGGAATCTCAATCTGCTTGCCGCGTGCGTCCTGGATCACGCGCAGCACATTGCCGTGGTCGTCATCCTCGAAACGGAATGTGTGGAAGGGGCGCAACTTCAGATCGCGCAACCCCCACCAGGTCTTGCCCCGATACTCCCAGGGCTCGATCACTTTCTCGCAGAGGCTGAAGCCGAACTCGTGGCCGGTCTGAACATCGAGCAGCTTGTCCAGCCAGGTGCCGCGCAAGCAATTGGCCAGCATGGCTTCGATCCACTCCACGAACTCCTCTTGCTTCGCCGCCTCCGGATGATTCTGATCCAGGTCGAATTCAAAACCCCTGGCCAGG